TCACGGTTTGTGGGCGGTGGGTGCCCCTTTGTGTGGCGCTGACGCGCTGCGCATAGGGGTGTTTTGTACTTCAGATAGCCACTGCCGGTAGGCGTCCACGACCCATGCCGGCACCCCGAGATCTTCCGCGATCCCTGCTGTGTTCGTCCCGTGTATGTACTCGGCTAGCGCGTATTCGGCGGGTGAGATGAGGAGGCGTGCGGCTTGGCGATCCACGCACCGTTCTATGTGTGGCTCTTGTGGGCCGTCATGGCCGTGCAGGGCATGCACGTACTCGTGGGCGAGGGTCGCCCGCTGGGAGGTCTCAGAGAGCCGGGAGTCAATGACGATTAGCCCAGTGTCATGGTAGTAGGCGCCCGCTAGCGGGAATGGCACAAACACCACATGCACACCGACCCGCGCGCAGGCAGTAATGAGATCTTCTTCGGTCACACCACAGAAGCATAGAAACCGGCACCGACAAAATTAAGCAACCGCCCCAGCCGAGAAACGACCAGGGCGACGCGATAGCGGATGCGAGGGGCGTTTGCTTATTGTGGGCCTTCAACCTCGCCAGCCGGAACAACCGTAATGTTCATGTCCTGGCGCGGGCTGTCAGGAATCTCTACCGGCAAGAACTTCATCAATCCAGCAGTCGAACGCAAAGATGACGTCGCGATGTCCCAGAGCAAGAATGCGACCTGTTCGTGATAGGCGCTAACAATGTCATTTGCCCATTCGTCGACGTTGTTGGAATCGTGTGGGGCTGGTTCGTCGGCGAGCAGATAGATTTGGGCAACGGCTCCGAGGATCCAGCCCTGGTCGGGCATTGTTAGGGTAAGGCTTGCGGCGATCCCTGGGATTTGGCCTTCATGATCAAGGTCATTGGTCATGGGGAAGAACGTGAGGTCGTATTGTTCGGGGGTGTCTGCTGGTGCAGGGGCGATGGTGAGCGCGACGAGCGTGGGAGAGTCGAGTCTGATGTTTGTCACCTCTAGGCTCCTTTCGACGCGTAGACGCGCGTGGTTGTGGCGGTGGCGCTGCCCCAGGCGCGGATTTGGTGGGCACTTGCTACTACTGGTTTATTGCGCAGCGCGGCGAATTGGCGCACTGTGTGATGGATCTCGGCACCTAGGGCTGCGGCGTATTCGCGCAGGGCGCGTACGCGGGGGTTGAGCGACCCGGTTTCGAGCCTTGAAATGTATCCTTGGTCGGTTTCCATGAGGCGAGCGAGGTCGGCCTGGGATAGGCCGAGGATTTTACGTAGCGCGACGAGCTCACGTAGAAGATTGTCATCGCGCTCTATTTGCTCACGGAAGAGTTTGAAAAGCTGCTCGTCGGTGAGGTTTTCGGCGGGGGTGGTAGTCATGGTGTTTTCTCTCCCCTAAGGTCTCGTCGGTCCTAGTATTGCATACCCACAAACAAAATATGTCAAATTTGACATAGTTAACGAAGGATGGTTTCTTTACGGGCGTCACACTGACGGATGAACGTGTTCTGTTCGTCTGAGGTAGTAGTGTCGACGTCCTTGACAAGACCCCCTAACGACACCAGAAGCCTAGTCGCGTCCGGCTCGACGTAGTAGACACGAATTCGACACCTGTGGGCGGCCAAATAGAAAGGTTCAGGCACACGCAAGAACATGATGTCTGGAATAAGCGCAGTCCGCCCCGAATCTTTTGGGCTAGAGGGTGCAACGTCATCAGGAAATTTTTGGGAGAGTTCTCCGCTGCTGGCGCGGGTAAGGAGCTTGTCGACCTCGGCAAGAAGGCTGACAGTTTTGAAACGCTGCGCACCTAAGCTAGCGGCCTGGGAGCGAAGGTCTTCGCGAAGCCAACAGTCCATGTCGCGCCAGCCCCGATTGGGCATGATTTTGCCGTTGAAGTGATCTCCGGGGTGGCGCCACTCGTATGGTTCGTTGGTGGGGGTGGCCACGCGTAGCTCGGCGTGCTGGTGAGAGATCATGCGCCCTATTCTCCTTCCTCGTCTTGGTTTTCTTCACCAACACTGTCGTATGGGTCTGGCTCATGGTGTTTTGCGGCAGCAACGTAGTTGCTTTGTAGGAGTTGGGCGAGTTTAGCTTCGGCCTGTTCGGCATAGGTGATGGGGTCTGAAGCGACGGAGTGGTCGCGAATAGAATCCTCAGCCTGACGCAACACACGCCACGGCTCCAGTCGGAGTGCGCGGCAAATTGCTGTCAGAGTGTCTACAGACACGCTAGTATCGGCGTCGATAGCCCTATTTACGGTCATATGGCTAACGCCCGCCTCAAGAGCTATTTGCCTGTTAGACATTCCTAGATCGTTGCGGCGCTGACCGAGGATTTTGCCGATATTCCGCGCCAATTCGCTTTTATTTTGCGGTGCCATGTTTACAGCGTAACTAAAAAGTGGCACGCCGTAAACAAGCGGCTTGACGGTGTAACAAATATGTGCCACACTAGTCTGCATGGAACAGAAATGTTCCATCGCCACAGCGGCGATGGAACATATTAGTTACAGGAGGTGGTCATGGAATCACTTAATGCCGAGATAAGAGCGGAGATGGGGCGACAACGCATGACTTATGCCGACCTCGCTCGTGCGACCAATCAGACTCGCCAAGCTGTGCAACGGAAGCTGACAGTGACCCGTGCTGTCAGTATCGGAGACCTTGAAAAGATCGCAAATGCATTCGGAATTACTGCGTCCGAATTGCTGCGTCGTGCTGAGGAATACGAAAACAACAAGGAGGTGTCGGCGTGAAAGGCTTCATGACTGCCCGGCAGGCTGTCACAATTCTTGCTCAGATGATCGACGGCACCCACCCCTACAGCAGCGACATTGCCAGAAATTGCCTAAACACGATCAGACACGCTCTCCCATCTGACGATCTTGCTCAGCGTCTGGACGCACTCGAGGCCCGACTAGAGGCTGTGAAAGCGGTGGTAAAACCACTCCAGGAATTCACCACCGCTTCTACAAGGCTCATCAACCTCAACAAGCCAACAGTTTTGGCGAACTCGGACCCGCGCCGAACCGGCTGGCTAGCCGACGCCACCATCGAGGTCGAGAACGCTAAGGAGGTCCTCGGTGCCACCCCAGCCGGGTGGGACGACGCCAGGGACCACCGCAGGCTCACCCTAAAGCACCTGCACTGCGCCATCGAAACGCTGCGCGATGACGATTGGGACACCTGCGGAGAACAGAAGTGAAACGGTTCTCCCGTCAACAGTTTCGATGTCATACCACCGGGATGGGGAATCCACCGGGACTCTGAACCTACGGACTTTTTTAGCCCATTCCTCAGAGACCGGGAACTCCTTATCGCCATAAAGCAGTATCCATTCACTCATCATTCTTCCCCTTTTCTTGTTAGTGGCTGGTGTTTCAGCAAGATCCAGCCTAGCGGGGAGAGGGGTAGCCCACTCAAAAAGCAAGTACGCATAACAAAAGAATTGCCCTCCAACCCGCGGCTATCGAGTTGAAGGGCACACAACCTAGAAAGGTTCACCATGAACAATCCTAACACGCCCGCACGAGACTACCTCACCGTCAGTCAAGCCGCACAAGCCCTAGGAGTCTCCACCGACACCCTCTACGGCCTCGTGGCCCGCAAACAGATCCCCCACAAGCGCATCGGGCGCCTTATCCGCATCCCGGCCGCCTACATCAATATCACCCAAGGAGGAACCCTATGAGCCTCCCCCGCTTTCTCAGCGCCGCCGCTGCTATCACATGGCTTATTGCCGCTGTCCGGGTCTGGGACGACGCCCACAACCCCTACACAACCGGGCTTTGTGTGTTGATCGCCGCCACCTTCGGCGTCGTGGCCTGCTGGCCCCACACACGCCACGATAAGAAGGCCCCCCGATGAGCACCACACACCTCCACACAGTCCTGCCGGTCAAAACCGTCAACGATTCGTTTCATCCCGGCAAGCGCATCCCGTTCATCAGCCTAGACCACCAAATAAGGAACGCCATCGCCGTCTGGTTCTCCCAGTGCGTCAACAAACACATGGAAGCCCACCATACGGCCGTGTGGACCGACAAGTCCCGGATCGTCGTAGAAGGCACCGCCACCGCCGTAGACATCGAATACACAGAAGTGCCCGGCAATTCCCTGCTGCGCTACCTGACGCGCCACATAGACCCCGAAGAAGTCATCTCACGGACCCGCCACGTCACCCCGACCCAACTGGACGACCTCATCACCAACTGCCGCACTAAAACGCCAATAAATTCCTAAAACCCAGAAAGGAAAACAAAATGACCATCCGACACCACGAGACCCTCATGGCCGAATACCACCAGCTCAAAGAACACGCCGACGTCATCAAAACCCGCATGGCCGAGATCAAAACCCTGCTCGCCGCCGCCTACCCCGACGGGGCAGAAGTCGGAGGGCACAAGGTCAGCATCGTTCGTGGCCGTATCAACTGGGCACGCGTGGCCAAAGCCTACCCCGCACAAGACTTCCCCCAGCTGTACAAGCAAGAACTCGCCCTCGACCAGAAGAAGGCCGAGGCGCTGATCGCCCCGGCACAGCTGGACGAATACCGGGCAGAACCAAGTGTGAGTATCCGATGACAACCATTACCAGCCCAGACATGCTAGACGAAGCCACGCTAGCCGTGGGGGACGTCATCCTACTCGCAGATGGTGAGGCGGCAAAGTTTTGCGCACTGTGGAAGCGGGAAAAAGGCGAAGCAAAACTCGAGCACTATTGGGCAACAACGTCGTCCACGTGGATCGACCACCCACTGCCAGCCCTGTACTTTCCGATCCGGATTCTCTACTCACGCTGGAAAGAGGTGACGAAATGACGACCCAAACGATGGGGCTGCAACCCACGGGAGCACAGGTAGGGTTCGCCGCCCCCGCCCCCACCTTGACGGGCCCGGGGAAGGGCATCAGCCGGGACCGGTGGGGTAGGCCCCTCATCGTCCCACCCGGTGGCGGCACCCCCGTCCCCTACACCAGGTGCACCACCTATGTCTCCGTCCTTGACGACAAAGAGCACCTGATGAAGTGGAAAGCCCGCATGACCGCGATCGGGATGGCCGCCCGTGACGACCTCATCCTTCGCGTGCGCTCCGCCGACCCCGACGACAAGACCACGATCGGGCGGGCCGCGGAAGAAGCAGCCGAACACGCCGGCGCCTCACGCCGTGCCGACATCGGCACCTCCCTGCACGCCCTGACCGAACGGCTCGACCGCGGCGAAACCCTCCCCCCACTCGGGGACTGGCAAGCCGACATCGACGCCTACCAGCACGCCCTAACCACCCACGGGCTCACCCCGGTCGAGATTGAAACCTTCGTCGTCAACGACGACCTCAAGATCGGTGGAACCTTCGACCGGATCTACACCATCGGCGGGCAAAACTACATCGGGGACCTGAAAACCGGGGGCAGTGTGGACTGGGGTGCAGGCACCTACGCGATGCAGCTCGCCGTGTATGCCAACAGTGTCCGCTACAACGTCGAGACGGGGCAACGTTCCACCCTTGACGTCAACCGCGACCTGGCTGTGCTGGTCCACTTGCCGGCCGGTGAACACACGGCAACCGTGTACTGGATCAACATTGCCCGCGGCTGGGACAGCGTCCAACGCCTCGCAGGCCCCGTGAGGCAATGGCGCAAACTCAAAGCGAAGGACTGGCTTGCCCCCATGTCCTCCCTCGCCCCTGTACAGCCTGCCACCCCGCCAGTGGTAGCCACGTCGGTGCCAGTGTCGATCGAAGCAGAGATCAACCAGGCCGCCACGCTCGACGCGCTCACCAGCGTGTACCTGGCCCACATGAACGAGTGGACCGAGGAACACACCAGGCTCGCGAAAGCCCGCAAGACTACCCTCACCAGCCAGGTGCAGGGCCAACCCGAATAAGAAACAGTACAAGAAAGAGACAACGATCATGACTGTCAACAACCCGTTCGTTACCCCTGCCGCCGCTTCCGGTGGGATCGACTGGAACACCCTCAACGGTGCCCTTGTCATCATCAAGGTCACCGCCTTCGAAACGGGTATCCAAACCAGCAACGGCCCTAGGGATGCGGCACGCGCCGACGTGTACCCCATCGACGGCCCTCAGGCGGGAGACAAGCACGAAGACACCCTCATCTTCCCCAAGGTGCTGGCCTCCCAGCTGCGCCCGCGCGTAGGTCAGCTCGTCATCGGCCGTGTCGGCCAAGGGACAGCGAAGTCCGGACAGAACGCCCCATGGATCCTCCAAGACCCCACGCAGGCTGATATTCAGGCCGGTGTGGTGGCTTGGCAGAAGATCCAGGCCGGCCAATTCCAGGCGCCTGCACCGCAGGCACAACCGCAAACCCAGCCGGTGCAGCAGGCACCCGCCCAGACTGGCCAACCAGCGCAGCAGGCACCCACGTGGGGCACCGCCCCGCAACAAGGTGGGCTCCCGTTCTAACCCCACCAAGCCGTAGCCGCCCCAACCCCAACGCGGGGTGGCTACGGCACCCGGGCCGTGTAGCTCAATGTGGTTAGAGCAACCGTGCACACAAAACGGAGAGGGAAGATCCCGGTTCAAATCCGGGCACGGCCACAAGAAACAAACCCAAAGGAGAGGTGACCCATGAGCAGTATCTTCGACACGCTCACCTTCGCGCTCGACACCACCCCCCACGTCATCCGCGACTATATCGACACCTACGACCCTGAACCCGACGACGCCCGGGCACGGTTCACCGCCCCCGACGCCCTCACTGCCGCCGCCCACTGGTACGCGGCCAACGGGATACCCGTCTTCCCCTGCAAACCCGGGTCGAAAACCCCCGCCACCAGCCACGGCTTCAAAGACGCCACCACCAACACCGGCCAGATCACCCAGTGGTGGACCACGAACCCGCAATACAACATCGCGATCCCCACCGGCCTCTTCTTCGACGTCCTCGACATCGACCACCCCACCCTCGCCTGGCCACAACTCCGCCAAGAGATCACCACCCAGACACTGACCCCATTCCAGGCCGTCCACACACCCCGCGGCCTACACCTGTACCTGCCGCCACGCCCAGAAACACGCAACACCACCAACATCGTCCCCGGCGCCGACTTCCGTGCCAAAGGCGGCTACGTCCTCGCCCCGCCCTCCATCATCACACCCAGCCCCGCCTACCCAGGTGGACGCTACCGGTGGGCAGGCACCATCTGGCCAACCCCCGGTGAGTTCACTCAACACGACGCGGTACGGGAGGCAGCAGCGTGAGCATCTACGACAAATTCAAGCAACCAGATAGTGGCGAGCCTCGCCGCCTCGTCCCACTCCCCACCACCGGCAACAGCCCATACGGGGAACGCGCCCTCGAAAACGAACTCACCATCCTCGCCCGCACCACAGAAGGCTCACGCAACGACCAACTCAACCGCACCATGTTCGCCGTCTCCCAACTAGTAGCTGCGGGGCACGTCAACGGGCAGGCGGCGTGGGACGCCATCGAAACCACCGCCCGCCACATCGGACTCGAAGAGCAAGAGATTAGGGCAACCATGCGCTCCGGATACCAGGCCGGGTTCAACCAACCCCGCACCGTCCCAGACATGAATGAAGTGCCTGCCGCTACCGTCCTCCCCACCAGCACCAGCGACGGCATCACTGGCGAGCCTGAACCCGCACAGGCCCCACCCACAGTCGTTGACGACGTCACCAGCCCAGAAGACAAAATCCGTGCCCGATACCCCCTCGTCGACCTGCCCGCGATCTGGGACACCGAAGACGACACCGAATGGCTCCTCTACCCACTCTTGCCCGCCCGCCGCGCGTCCGTCATCTACAGTGCGCCGAAAGTCGGCAAAAGCCTCCTTGCGTTAGAGATAGCCGCCGCCCTCGCCACCGGCCGGAACGTCCTCAACACCACCCCTGACCAGCCCCTCCGCGTCCTCTATGTCGACTACGAAAACGACCCCCGTGGCGACACCGTCGAGCGCCTCAAAGCCATGGGCTACCACGCGGACGAGCTCGACAACCTCATGATCCTGTCCTACCCCGTGTTGGCTGGACTCGACACTCGCCAGGGCGCAGCCACCTTCATCGACATCGTCAACACCTACGAGCCCACCCTCGTCATCCTCGACACCATGAGTAGGGCCATCGACGGAGAAGAAAACGAAAACGACACCTATCTCAACTTCTACCGCAACATCCAGTTGCCGTTGAAGAAGGCCGGTATCGCACTACTACGTCTTGACCACACCGGCAAAGACGAGACGAAGGGCCAGCGCGGCGGGTCCGCGAAATCCGGCGATGTTGACATGATCTGGCACTACCAGAAAGTCTCCGAGATCACGTTCAGGCTCCAGTTGGATGCGAACCGGCTCCCCGTCCAAGACCAGGTCCTCATGCTCCGCCGGGAGGTGGCCCCGCTGCGTCACGTGGTGGTAGGCGCGGACCAAGCCCGCCAAGACCGCATCGACGAGATCAACCAGTTGTTGGATGCGGCCGGGCACGACAACCACGTCGGTGAGCGCACAGCCCGCGACACCCTTAAAGTCCTCGGCAAGTCTGCCGCGAATGATCTTCTAAGAGACGTACTGAAGCAGCGCAAACAGCGCCCATTCGGACTCAAACTAGCCCCGAACGGGGACATCGCATGAAAAACAGCGCGCCGACCCTGCGCCGACTTTATGACCTGCATAAACATAGTGCGCCGATAGTGCGCCGGACACAATTTCGGCGCGCGCCGAATGAAAACGGCGCACTAAAAAACCGCAGGTCAGAAAGCCGCAGAAAATCAACGAAAACTCACACCGTCCCCGCGCCGATTTTTACGCAGCCCCGTAAGGGGCTGCTAAAAAACGGGCCCCGGCGCACCCAGGAAAACACCATGAGAGAAACCACCATCGAAAAAGCACTCACCCAAGCCGTCCACATGGCTGGCGGGCTATGCCTCAAATTCGTCTCCCCCGGATGGGCAGGAGCACCCGACCGCCTCTGCCTCCTCGCCGGCACTGCGGTCTTCGTCGAAGTCAAAGCACCCGGCAAACACCCCCGCCCCATTCAAACCCACCGCCACCACCAACTCGCCGCCCAAGGCTTCCCCACTATCGTCATCGACCACCCCGACCAGATTAGGGAGGTGCTCCATGCGCTACACGCCGCATAACTACCAACACCGAGCCATCAGCCACATCCTCACCCACCACAACACGGTGCTCCTTCTTGGGATGGGACTTGGGAAAACATCCATCACGCTCACCGCCCTCGCCGCGCTCCACAACACCGGCCAAGCAGGCAAAACCCTCATCATCGCCCCTAAACGCGTCGCCACTCATACCTGGCCGGCAGAGCTCACCAAATGGGACCACCTAGCCAGCCTGTCGTCGGTGGTCCTCGCCGGCTCCCCGTCCAAGACCAGGTCCTCATGCTCCGCCGGGAGGTGGCCCCGCTGCGTCACGTGGTGGTAGGCGCGGACCAAGCCCGCCAAGACCGCATCGACGAGATCAACCAGTTGTTGGATGCGGCCGGGCACGACAACCACGTCGGTGAGCGCACAGCCCGCGACACCCTTAAAGTCCTCGGCAAGTCTGCCGCGAATGATCTTCTAAGAGACGTACTGAAGCAGCGCAAACAGCGCCCATTCGGACTCAAACTAGCCCCGAACGGGACATCGCATGAAAAACAGCGCGCCGACCCTGCGCCGACTTTATGACCTGCATAAACATAGTGCGCCGATAGTGCGCCGGACACAATTTCGGCGCGCGCCGAATGAAAACGGCGCACTAAAAAACCGCAGGTCAGAAAGCCGCAGAAAATCAACGAAAACTCACACCGTCCCCGCGCCGATTTTTACGCAGCCCGTAAGGGGCTGCTAAAAAACGGGCCCCGGCGCACCCAGGAAAACACCATGAGAGAAACCACCATCGAAAAAGCACTCACCCAAGCCGTCCACATGGCTGGCGGGCTATGCCTCAAATTCGTCTCCCCCGGATGGGCAGGAGCACCCGACCGCCTCTGCCTCCTCGCCGGCACTGCGGTCTTCGTCGAAGTCAAAGCACCCGGCAAACACCCCCGCCCCATTCAAACCCACCGCCACCACCAACTCGCCGCCCAAGGCTTCCCCACTATCGTCATCGACCACCCCGACCAGATTAGGGAGGTGCTCCATGCGCTACACGCCGCATAACTACCAACACCGAGCCATCAGCCACATCCTCACCCACCACAACACGGTGCTCCTTCTTGGGATGGGACTTGGGAAAACATCCATCACGCTCACCGCCCTCGCCGCGCTCCACAACACCGGCCAAGCAGGCAAAACCCTCATCATCGCCCCTAAACGCGTCGCCACTCATACCTGGCCGGCAGAGCTCACCAAATGGGACCACCTAGCCAGCCTGTCGTCGGTGGTCCTCGCCGGCTCCCCGTCCAAGACCAGGTCCTCATGCTCCGCCGGGAGGTGGCCCCGCTGCGTCACGTGGTGGTAGGCGCGGACCAAGCCCGCCAAGACCGCATCGACGAGATCAACCAGTTGTTGGATGCGGCCGGGCACGACAACCACGTCGGTGAGCGCACAGCCCGCGACACCCTTAAAGTCCTCGGCAAGTCTGCCGCGAATGATCTTCTAAGAGACGTACTGAAGCAGCGCAAACAGCGCCCATTCGGACTCAAACTAGCCCGAACGGGGACATCGCATGAAAAACAGCGCGCCGACCCTGCGCCGACTTTATGACCTGCATAAACATAGTGCGCCGATAGTGCGCCGGACACAATTTCGGCGCGCGCCGAATGAAAACGGCGCACTAAAAAACCGCAGGTCAGAAAGCCGCAGAAAATCAACGAAAACTCACACCGTCCCCGCGCCGATTTTTACGCAGCCCCGTAAGGGGCTGCTAAAAAACGGGCCCCGGCGCACCCAGGAAAACACCATGAGAGAAACCACCATCGAAAAAGCACTCACCCAAGCCGTCCACATGGCTGGCGGGCTATGCCTCAAATTCGTCTCCCCCGGATGGGCAGGAGCACCCGACCGCCTCTGCCTCCTCGCCGGCACTGCGGTCTTCGTCGAAGTCAAAGCACCCGGCAAACACCCCCGCCCCATTCAAACCCACCGCCACCACCAACTCGCCGCCCAAGGCTTCCCCACTATCGTCATCGACCACCCCGACCAGATTAGGGAGGTGCTCCATGCGCTACACGCCGCATAACTACCAACACCGAGCCATCAGCCACATCCTCACCCACCACAACACGGTGCTCCTTCTTGGGATGGGACTTGGGAAAACATCCATCACGCTCACCGCCCTCGCCGCGCTCCACAACACCGGCCAAGCAGGCAAAACCCTCATCATCGCCCCTAAACGCGTCGCCACTCATACCTGGCCGGCAGAGCTCACCAAATGGGACCACCTAGCCAGCCTGTCGTCGGTGGTCCTCGCCGGCTCGCCAGCTAAACGCCAGGCGCTCCTTGAGGATCCTGCCCCGTTGCACATCATCAATCGAGAGAATGTTCCTTGGCTCGTGCAGACCCTCGGCGACCGTTGGGATTACGACACCGTTGTCATCGACGAACTGAGCTCATTCAAAAACGCTTCGTCGAAGCGCAACCGGGCACTCACGCGAGTGCGCGGTCGTATCACGCGCATGATCGGCCTGACCGGCACGCCCACCTCCACCGGCCTTTTAGATCTCTTCGGCCAATACAAGGTCATTGACCCCACGATCTTCGGCACCCGCATCACGGCTTACCGTGAGCGCTATTTTCAACCGACCACGTACGTGTATGGTCGCCCCGTGGGTTGGGAACCCCGCCAAGGTGCACAGGATGCGATCTACGAGGCAATCAGACCCGTAACCATGTCTATGACCGCTGAGGACTATTTGGACGTCCCAGAAGCAATTTTCGTGAATCATGCGGTGTCCATCCCGCCCAAAGCCCGCACCACCTACGACACCCTCAAACGCGACCTCGTCACCCACATCAACACCGAAACGATCGACGCCTCTAGCGCCGCCACCCTGGCAGGCAAACTCCTCCAACTCTCATCAGGCGCGATCTACACCGACCCCAACACCGCCGAATGGGTAGACGTGCACAACGCCAAGCTCGACGCCCTCGAAGACCTCGTCGAAGCCGCCAACGGCCAACCCCTCCTCGTCGCCTACTGGTACACCCACGACCTTGCGAGGATTAAGGACAGGTTCCCGAACGCCCGCCTACTAGACACAGCACAAGACTTCGACGCCTGGAACAAGGGCTTGATCCCGATCGGACTGATCCACCCCGCCTCGGCTGGGCACGGACTCAACCTCCAAGCCGGTGGACATCTGATCGTGTGGTACACGCTCACCTGGTCCCTCGAGCTCTACCAACAGCTCAATGCGCGATTGCACCGGCAAGGCCAAACTCACCCCGTCACCATCACCCACCTTGTCGCCGAGGACACGATCGATGCCCGCGTGCTGGCGTCGTTGACGCGGAAGGATGCGACGCAGGCTGCACTTGTGGACGCGGTGAGAGCTGAGGTGGCGGCATGATCCACCGTCTTGTCCATGCCTACTATGCGCGTAAGCGGCGCAAGGAAATGGACACGCTTTTCGTGTGGGCTAAGCATTACTACTTGCTGGGAGATTTTGACCTGGCTACCGAGCTTTTACACAGATTCTATGAAATGCAGAAATCCGCTACTGGCAGCCCGGCATGCTCCTCGGACACGGCTCCCACGGGCACTGGGACTACGTCATGCCAGCAGACGTGACCTACACGAAAAGACCACGGACATTACCGCAGTGATCACCCTGCCGTGCGCCCGCTGCGGCCACCCCCATCCACCTCACCAAAACGTCCTCGATCTACCGCCCAGACGGCACACCACACAACATTTTCACGCCGACTGCTACAGGAAGGAACACCCAATGCCCACGCCCGACCAGGTCCGTGCCATGTCCACCGAGCTCCTCGCCCTCCACGCACACATGCTCGACCTGACCACGCCCAGCATCAAGGCGATCCGCTACACCCACGCCCACACCACCGGCACCCTGGCCGACAGCTTGCCCGAGCGTGCCACCCACGCCCATGACCGCCTCACCGCTGAGATAGCCACTTTGCAGGAGATCGCCACCGTCTTGACTGACGCTGACCACGCGGGGGCCACCATCGAGCAGGTCGCTGCCGTGCTCGCCGACCACGCCGCGGCTCTCGCCGCGTGGCCAGAGCTGAGCGCCGACCTCGAGCGTATCCACCACAGGTGGAAAACCCTCGCCTACCCAGCCACCGAAACATCGACCCACCTATGCCCAACCTGCGGGACCGTGAACCTCCACTGGCGCCACGCCGACAAGCTGTATGTGTGCCCAGCCTGCCAATACGCAGGCACCGCAGAGCACGTTCGTAACGCCACCATGTGGCGCATAAAGTCAGCAGACCTGTGGGTAGACCGCGCCACCGCCTGCGCCCTCTACGACCTCAGCCGCGACCAACTCAAATGGCACATAAGGGCAGGAAACCTCCACCCACGCGGTGGACTCATCAAAACCACAGAACTACGTACCCTGCCACGCCGATAAGTGCTATACTCACGCTTATGGGCGTCCAGTGCGCCCAAAAACAAGAGCCTCTAGCGTTTTGTTGCTAGGGGCTCTTACCATACCCGCACGCCACGCCCGGAGGTGAGCAGTGGCAGGATCCCGCACAGGCACAGCACGACATAAACAATGGCGCCAAGCGCTTATCCGCCACGCCAAACGCAACCACCAAACCGCTTGCCCAATATGCGGAACGCGCATCGATTGGGACACAAAAGGACTACCAAGCTCGCCCGAAGCAGACCACGTCATCCCAGTCGCACACGGCGGAACAGAAACGCTCGACAACGGACGAATCATATGCCGCAAATGCAATCAACGGCTCGGCGGAATCATCGGCGCCAACACCACCAACCGCAAACGACGGCGCAAGCAAACCATCAAACCGCGAGCGCAAACCACGTCAAAAATATGGTGAGAACGGCAACGAGAAGCATTATGACCCCGAAACGGGATTGCATAATTATGCATTCGGGTTGGGTGCCGGGCGCCACCCCCTCCCCACCCCGTCCGGTCACACCCCGCCTGCATAGCGATATATCCCCCCGACAGAAAAACAGGCACGCATAAGTATTCGCCAGCGAGGAGGAAGCGTTGGAATTTGACCGCTTAGAGCTCCTCGAAAGGCTCCTTAAGACGACGCTGAAAAACATTGACTATGCCATGCGTGAAGATCCAACGAAGACGGCTTCGCTGATAAAAGAAGCCCGGTTCATTGGCAAAGAAATTGCCGAGATCCGTGGAGAGACTGGCACCCAGAAGCAAGCCGAGCAGCGTACGCCGGTTGACGAGCTTCGCCAGCGGCGCGAGGACCGGAAGCGAGGCAGGGCATGAGCACATCTGGACAGACAGGCTCACAGATCCCGAGGATTAACCACTCTGCACCGTTCGAATACACCTCCGGTGAAGACTGCGCTTACCTCGCCGACTCATACGGAATGCGCCCGGACCCATGGCAGGCGGACGCAATGAACGTGTGGTTAGCCGAGTATAAGAACACGCGCCTGATTCATACTCGCGTTGCGCTCGCGGTTCCTCGTCAGAACGGCAAGAACGGCGTTCTTGAAATGGTTGAGCTGTTCAAGATGGTGGTGCAGGGCCGGAAGGTACTTCACACGGCTCATGAGGTGAAGACGGCGCGCACGGCGTTTATCCGTCTTGCTTCGTATTTTGAGAATGCGGAGAAGTATCCGGAGATGGCTGCGATGTTGGTTGAGATCCGCAGGACGAATGGTCAGGAGGCGATCGTTCTCGATAATGGTGGGTCGGTGCAGTTCATTGCTCGTTCTCGTGGGTCTGGTCGTGGTTTCACTGTTGATGATTTGGTGATGGATGAGGCCCAGGATTTGACGGATGAGCAGTTGGAGGCGTTGTTGCCGACGATTTCAGCTGCTCCTTCTGGGGATCCGCAGCAGATTTATACGGGTACGCCGCCGGGGCCGCGCTCTCCGGGGCGCGTTTTTGGTCGCATTCGGGCGCAGGCGGTTAAGGGTGCTGATAGGCGGCTTGGTTGGATTGAGTTCTCGATCCCTGATGAGGTTGCGCCGAAGGATGCGGTGAAGAATTGGCGCGAGTACGCTTATGCGACGAATCCTGCGCTCGGTGTTCGCCTGAATATTGGCACTGTTCAGGATGAGATGCGGGTGATGTCTGAGGACGGGTTTGCTCGTGAGCGGCTGGGTCAGTGGGATACGGTTGGTGCGCAGGTCGCGATCAATGTTGATGATTGGAAGGCCCGGTTTATCGCGGTTGATGATGTCCCGGTGGATGGGCGTTGGGCGTTCGGGGTGAAGTTCTCACCCGATGGTGCGCACGTTGGTCTTGCTGGGGCGTTGCGTCCGGCGGATGGGCCGGTGCACGTGGAAGCCATCGACTGGCATTCGATCCGCGAAGGCACTGCCTGGCTAGTTGATTTTCTGCTTGAGCGTAAAGACAAAGCGGCCACGGTCGCGATCGATGGCAAGTACGGGACGGCGATGCTCGCCAATGAGCTCGCCGAGGTCGGGTTCCCGAAGAAAGCGATCGTAGCTCCACGCGTGGAGCAAGTCGTGGCTGCGCATTCGATGTTTGAGCAGGCGATCGAGCATGAGGGCTTGACGACGATCGAGCAGGAGGACGTGGTCAAGCAGATCACGTCGGCTATTAAGCGAAAAATCAGCAAGGATGGCGGGTTTGGTTGGGCGGCTCGTGATGATGGCACGGTGGTGTTGCTGGACGCGTTGACGCTTGCGTTTTGGGCGGCGCGGACCACGCGACGGAATCCTGGCAGGAAGGTGAGGGCACTGTGAGCGTATTCGATGCAGTATTAACAAATGTGGATCTTGAGCCGCCGGCGCGCATTAGTGGTGTTGATGAGCGTGAAGCGGGAACTGTCCGTGCTTTGTGGGCTGTGTGGGGTCGGAAGTTTCAGCGGAACATGGTGCGGTCTTCGTATTATGAGGCGAAGGTTCCGGTGGAGAACCTGTTTATCTCCACTCCTGGTGATGTGGCGTCGCGGATTAAGGCGGTGCTTGGGTGGCCTGCAAAAGCGGTGAACACGCTCGCTGACCGTACGATCTTTGAGGGTTTCGTCTCGGATGGTAATGAGACTGACCCGTTTGAGCTTGGCGAGGTCTTGAACCGGAACGTGTTCGAGATGGAGTTCTCGCAGGCTGTCCGTTCGGCCTACACGCATTCGTGTGCGTTCATCACGGTGATTGATGATCCGGAGCTTGGTGTGCAGGTGCTTGCCAGGTCGGCGGAGATGTCGGCGGCGTTGTGGGATCGACGTCGTCGTGAGATCGCGGCAATGATGAGCGTGATCGAGGTCAACGGTGATGGTGCGCCGGTGCTGGTGGACGTGTTCTTGCCTGAGGTGACGCTACGGCTCACGAAGGGTGCTGGTGTGTGGCGCGCGGAGCGGTTGCCGAACCGGTTTGGGCATGTGATGGCTGAGCCGATTGTGTTTGATCCGACGATGCGCCGCCCGTTTGGGCGTTCCCGGATTTCGCGGCCGGTGATGGCTATTACTGATAATGCGATGCGCACGATCGTGCGTTCCGAGGTTTCGGCGGAGTTCTATACGGCGCCGCGCATGGTGGTGCTTGGGGCATCGGAGGATGCGTTTTCGAAGGGCAAGTGGAATCTTGCTATTGAGCGTTGGGCGGGGTTCACGCGTGACGAGGACGGCGAGTTGCCGTCGGTGCAGCAGTTGCCGCAGATGACGATGCAGCCGTTGATTGATCAGTATCGGGCGTATGCGGCCCAGTTTGCGGCTGAGACTGATTTGCCGATCTCGTCTTTGGGTATCGTGCAGGATAATCCGCCGTCGGCTGAGGCGATGTATGCGGCCGAGAAGGATCTGATTACTCGAGCTCGGGCGGCGAATCGTGTGCATGCCAATAGTTTGCGTCGTTTGGCGTGGAAGATTTTGGCGGCGCGTGATGGGCTTGCCGAGTTGCCACGTGAGGCGTACACGATCGATGCGAAGTTCACGAACCCGGCGTTCGTTTCGCCTGTGACAGCGGCTGACGCGCTCACGAAGCTTTCTGCGGTGTTCCCGTGGCTTGCCGAATCAGAAGTCGCCCTCGAATATGCGGGGTTCTCGCGCGCCGAGATCACTCGGCTACTTGGTGAGAAGAAGCGTGCGGAGGGGCGGGCTCTGTTCAGTGATGTGCTTGCCCAGGTGAAGAAGGAGGCTGATAATGGTCGACCAGTCTCAGATGGAGGCTTACCGGCGGGCGAACCACCACTTGGAGAAGGCGTTACGCTCTGAGATCGATGCGGTGTGGAAAGCGCTTGCCGGTGGTACGCCTGAGCAGATCCGTGACGGGCTCCTTGACACTATCCCAGCACTGATCGACAAGTACGGTAAGGCCAGCGCGGAGCTTGCGGCCGAGTGGTTCGAGGAGCTTGTTGGTGAAGCCGCGCTTGTGGAGGATGCGTACAGGCCGGAGGCGTGGCGGGCGTCCACGCGGTGGGCGCTTGACCCTATCTTCAAGGAGACGAAGGACTATGAGGCGGCGTTAACTCGTGTCGCGTCGGTTGCGGTGCGTTTCGCGCGCCAACACGGTCGTGACGTCGTAGACAGCTCTGTGAGGAAGTATCCTCACGTCCTGTATGCTCGCGTCCCATCAGGTAGTCATACGTGCTCGTTTTGCATGATCCTTGCTTCGCGTGGCCCTGTCTATGGCACGAAGCAGGACGCTGGCGGCCCGGGCAACCGCTATCACACCGATTGTGACTGTATGGTGGTTCCGATGCGTGGCCGATGGGAGCCAGACCGTACGGCGCCGTCAGGGATGCGCTGGCACGGTGAAACAGTCGACGGTTACGACCACGAAAAGCTCTATGTTGACGAGTACAAGCCATATTGGCGTGACGGCGACTCGATTGAAGCGGTTATCCGTCGCAGGGATAAAGCGATCGCTTTAGCGGAAAAGCGTAAACGTGAAGCGCGTAAAGGCATTCTCGTGAAACCGCGTAAGCCAACGAAAGTGATCTTTGAGCCTGGTGCAGAAAGAGGGGCAAAGCCGCAAGATATAGTAACTGCTGAGACCCTTGCTCATCACGGTTTTACAGTTGTCATCAAGGCAATTGACCGAACACCTGGCGCAAAGAATCCTGACTATCTGATAGGTGGAGAGGTTTGGGAGATGAAGGCGCCGGAGGGCAGTTCTGAGAAGAATACTATTTCTGGGCAGTTTAAAAGGGCTAGAAAACAGGCGTCGAGGATGGTTCTTGATCTTGGGCGCATTAAGCTTGACGAACGTGTCGCTAAATCTCAGGCAATCGAACGCTTTTATGGGCAGAATAAGTTGACGCACTTGCTCATTGTTACGAAGTCGCGCGAGGTGTTCCTTTACAGTCTTGGCTAGCCGGGGTAGCATTCTAGTTGGAGGCGCCGCCGTCCCACTAGGCTGATTAGCTCGGGAAGGCTTGCGCCTCCACTTTATTTCCCACCATTAGGTTTGGCAGGCAAGAGACAACGCCTCGTCACTACTCATATATACATTCTTCCCCATCCGCTGCACAGTGGGTGGGATTTTTTATACCCGCACGGGAGGAAAACCAATGGAAACCACTGATAACCACAATGAGACGCCGTCCGAGGCCGAGGCCCCTGCACAGGAGCAGCAGGTTGATTGGAAGGCGGAGGCACGCAAGTGGGAGGCGCGCGCGAAAGAGAATCGTGCGGCAGCCACGAAGCTTGCCGAGCTCGAGGAAGCGGCGAAGACGACCGAGCAGAAGCAGGCCGAGAAGCTAGCGAAGCTTGAAGCGGAGAACGCCGCATACCGCAAGCGTGACCAGGTAGCTGCGTGGGCGGCAGAGATCACGGACGGGACGGCTATCCCTGCCGGGGTGCTGCGCGGGGAGACGCGTGAGGAGCTGCAGGAGCATTTCGACCAGCTCTCCAAGCTCGTCACCCCTCAGGAGCCCGCGCGCCCGTCAGTGTTCCCCGGTTACGAAAAGGAGCCCGAAGCCTCGAGTGAGGGTTCGTGGATTTCCGAACTGTTCGCTAATGCCCGCAACCAGCAGGGCTAAATTTTTTTGAAAGGAGGAGCCACACATGGCTCTCATTAATACCGAAGGCGTGAAGGCATTCCTTCCGCGCAAGGTTGCTGACGGCATGATCAAGGAGACTCAGTCTCTGTCCACTGTTGCCCGCCTGTCTGGCCGTGAGCCGATGAAGTTCGGCAACGTTGATTACATCATGTTCTCGGAGCGGCCACGCGCCGAGTTTGTTGAGGAAGGCGCAGATAAGGCGTCTTCGAACGCGGTTTTCAAGACTGTTACCGCGAAGCCTCACAAGGCGCAGGTCACGCTACGTTTCAACGAGGAAGTCTTGTGGGCTGATGAGGATTACCAGCTTGGGGTTCTTCGTGAGCTCGGTACGGCTGGCAGTGAGGCGCTCTCTCGTGCTCTCGATCTCGGCATCTACCATGCAATCAACCCCTTGACCGGTCAGAAGGCTGCCGGTATTGATGGCCAGATCGCGCTGACCGACCACTCTGTCGAGCTTGGGGTTGGTGATGTCGACGCCGCGCTGCGTACCGCCGCGGGTAACGTCATTACCGCGAACTTCGACGTCAATGGTGTCGCGATCGACCCGTCGTTGACGTTCAAGCTCGCTGAGCTGAAGGACAAGGACGGCCGACAGCGCTACCCGCAGCTTGGTCTCGGCGCGAACATCGATTCCTTCATGGGATTGTCGTTCGCGCAGGGTAACACGGTCTCTGGTCGCCCCGAGATTCAGGAAGATTCGAAGATCCGCGCGATCGTCGGTGACTTCCGCAACGGTATCCGTTGGGGTATCCAGCGCCAGATCCCGCTCGAGGTTATCCGTTTTGGTGACCCAGACGGCTCCGGCGACCTCAAGCGTAAGAACCAGATCGCTCTGCGTCTTGAGATCGTTTACGGCTGGTATGCGCACAAGGAGCGCTTCGCCGTCGTGAAGGAAGGCTGATCGTTGTGAAGAAGCTTGTGAGCCCGAGCGGTTTCAATGTGACCGTCCCGGACGGTCTCGAAGAGTTGTTCATCTCTGATGGGTACAAGCAGCCGGGTGAAGAGCCGAAGCCTGCTAGGGCGAAGCTGGTGGCTTCTAATGCGAAGTGAATGAAAGGGAGGCGGTCATGTGGGCTACTGCCGATGATGTGATCGCTGACTGGATCGGCGAGGACGTACCAACAAACAAGGCGCTGGTCTCGCGGTGGGTTGCGCGTGCTGAACGCTATCTGCGCCGCGAGATCCCGTCCCTGCAGGTACGGGTCGAGGGAGGTGCCGAGCCGGATTTGCGGGCAACCGTTGTTGACGTGATTTCGGCGATGGTTGCGCGGGTATTCCGAAACCCGGAAGGTATCCGGCAGCGGCAGGAAACCGATGGTTCGTTTACCGGGTCGATCACGTTCGCTGGTGACACTCCTGGCGAGTTGTTTTTGACGGACCGGGAGCGTGATTCGCTTCTTGCTCCGCAGGATCGGAAGGGTGCGCAGACTGCGTTCACTTTCGGTCCAAGCAACTATGCCGGGGGTGCGCACCGGCCATGGTGCTCGCTCATGTTCGGCGCCAAGTACTGCTCATGCGGTGTGGATATCGCCGGGCAACCGATTTTTGAGGAGTCCTAATGCTACGCAGGATCACCGCGAAAGCGATCATTCACCGCGCCCCAACCGGTATCGACGAAAATGGGTATCCGCTCAATACTGGGGCGTGGGAGACGTGGGAGCGGGTCGAGTGGCCGGTGTTCTCGATCGGGCCACGCGAGTACGAGGAGCAGTTTGCTAAGGGGCGCCGTACGGTGACTGCCAGGCTTCGCGTCTCGTGCCCGCTTGGTAGTCCGCGCCCCACCCCCGATGACGTGGTCACGATTCCCGGCCTGGAAGACGGTGGGCCGTTCAGTGTGGATGGTGAGCCGCAGGTGTGGGAGAAGAACCCGATCACCACGATTACCCGTTATGCGGGTGTGGTGGTTTATCTGGAAAGACGACGCCGATGAGTGTTGAACGCGTCGTATTGAACCATGCCCAGATCAGCGCATTTTTGCATTCTGGTGAGGTGGAGGTCATGGTGCGGCGGCATGCTGCACAGATCGCTGCTAGGGCCGGTGCGGGGTATGCGGCTGACACGTGGCAGGGCCGTACTCGTGTGGTTGCGTCGGCGTTCACTGAGACACCCAAGGCGATGCGTGACAACGCCAAGCGGAACACGCTGCTGCGTGAGTTAAGGAGCCAAAAGTGAGTGTCCTACCTGTTCCGGCTGATGTGGCAACCGGTGTGCAACGTTTCCTCCGAGACCGCGGGTTTAACGCCATGGCTGATGTGCCGCTTGATCGGGGTGCTGGCCTTGTGCGGGTATCACGGGTTGGTGGCACGATCCGTAACCAGCGTCAAGAAGAAGCAAAAGTGCTGGTCGAGGTGTGGGAAAACGGTCAACAAGCTTCGTTTTTGCTTGCTCGGCGCGTGTGGAAAGAGTTCGCGAAAGTGTCCCGCGAGAACCCGTCCGCGTTCCCTGGCCTGTACCAGTACGACACGGTCCCGAGTGTCCCGATCGAGTACCCGGACCCGTATGCGGAGGCACTGTCTCGGCACCAATTCACAGTGGACATGCTGGTCCGCTTTGACGAAGAAAGAGAGTAGGTATGGCCACCGTGGTTCATCCGAATTTTGACGAGATCACTCACGAAGTCATGGAAGACGCGGTCAAGGACTGGGTTGCCATGGGGTGGGTGGTCAAAGATTCTTCCACACCTGATGGTGTGGGCCTGGTGCGGGAGGCGCGCCGGGATGACTTGATAGAGGAAGGAGAATAGTTATGGCTATTCCGCAGTTTATGATTGGCGCGCCTATTGAGGCAGAGGGCGCGCTTGCTTCCGCCCCAGCGGGGACGGAACTCCCGACTGATGCGAAGACCCCGTTGTCGGAGGGTTTTAAGGCGAAGGCGGTCCTGTCTGATGGTGGCTGGTCGCTTAACCCGAACCGGCAGACGGCTGACATTAAGGTCCACGGTGGTGGCACGGCTCGTACGATCGCGGAATCGTACTCCGAAGTGATCTCGACCGTGATCGCGGAGAGTTCGGATGCGGAGATTCTCAAGCTGGTCTACGGCGAAAAGAACGTCACCACTGAGGGTAAGAAGATCTCTATTAAGCACAACGCGAAGCCGAACGGCAAGCGCGTGTGGGCCCTTGGTGATATTGACGGTGATGCGGTGCGCCGTCTTGTGATCCCCGAAGGTGAACTCTTCGTGACCGGCGAGATCACTCACGTGCACAACGACATTATCAAGTACCCGGTGGAGATTCGTTGCTCGCAGGACAAGCACGGGAATTCTTCGTACGAGTACATTGAGGACACGGCGGAGATGTAAGCCGGTTGTCTTGGGGCGGGGAGAGTGTGTGCCGTGGCAGGCTCTTTTGTCATTTCTCCCTGCCACGGATCCCCGCCCCACCCTCCACCACTTGAAATGGCTACCCGATAAGTTTTGCTACTGAGAAATGAGGAAAAATGGCTAAGAAGACCAACACCGCGACTGCTGATGTGAAGCCGGTCGTGCACGCGAAGACTGACCTGTTCACCTACGACACCGATATGGGGCCGATCCGGCTCCCCTACCTTGAAAACGTGCCCGTCCGGATTCTTGAAGACCACGCGGAGGACCCATTCCCGGTTTTCCTCGCCGCCGTGCTGGAAGAGTTCTTGGATGAGGAGGCCACGAAGATCCGCCGCGAAATGACGATCCACGAGTTCAACACCATGATTGATAAGTGGGTGGCTGATTCTGGGCTCACGTTGGGGGAATCCGGGGCCTTGGCCTCCTAATTAGCGAGTTCAGGGCACAAGTAGAATACGAGTTGATCCGGCTTGGCCTGCGTCTACGTGACGCCGGCAGGCCGGATTTTAATTTGCGTGATCTATGGGTCATCGTCACCAACCCGGCAGAAGACGGCCCGCTGTTTAAGAAGATGCTCGGCGATGCGTGGACGGGCTGGTCTAACACGGACTGGCTACTAGCTGAGCTGGTCGATACCGTCCACTGGTTGCAGTGGGCGAAAACGAAGGATGGGCAAGACGGCCGGAACCGGCCTGAGCCGGTGCCACGCCCGACCACGAAAAAGAAGAAACCGAGACAGTCGTTAACCATTGAGCAGGTCAACGCCCTGTTCTAACCCGTTAGTGAGGACCCGAGATGGCTTACGAGCTCGCGCGCGCCTATGTGCAGATCATCCCATCCATGCGAGGGGCACTGCCCACACTGAAGAGTGAGCTCAACGGGGTGGCGTCCTCGTCGGCGTTTACGGGTGCTGGCCACAAGATGGGGGCCACACTCGCTACTAAGGCCGGTAAAGCCCTGAAAACTGGGCTGGTGGCTGGGGCCGCGGCTACGGGTGGTGCAGTCACGGTCGCTCTGTCGAAGGGCTTCAAGCGGTTGAAGGCTTTCGAGCAGGCCGAGCAGTCCATGAAGGGCATGGGCTTGTCGGCTGGCAAGATCGCGACCGTTATGGCCAACGCGAACAAAGCGGTTGAGGGGACCGCGTTTGGTTTGGATGCGGCCGCCACGGCAGCTAAATCACTGGTCACCTCCGGTGTTGAGCCTGGTGAGAAGCTCCAACGCGTCTTGTCCCTGATTGGTGACACGGCTGCGCAGGCTGGTGTTGACTTCAACGCCATGGGGCTGATCTGGAATAAAGTTTTTGCCAAGGGCAAGCTTCAAGGTGACGAAGCGATGCAGCTGATGGAGGCCGGTATCCCGGTCTACCAGCTGGTCGCGGAGCAGATGGGTATCACAGCCCAAGAGGCGATGAAGCTCGGTCAGAAAGGCAAAATATCTGCTGATATTTTCGCCGCCGCGATGGAGAAGCAATATAAAGGATCCGCGTTGGCGATGGGTAACACGGTCACCGGCTCGTTCCAGAACGTGCTGGCGGCCATGGGGCGTCTCGGCCAGGGGATTCTGGCTGGCCCGTTTGCTGACTTGCCTGCGTTTTTCACGCATGTGCGTAACCAGATCAACAAGGTCACGCCGACTGTCACGCGTGTGTCTGGTGAGGTGTATGCGGGCGCGAAAGCAATCACGCTCGCTTTGTATGGGTCTGGGAATGCGCGGAGTGTGGCTGAGGCTTTTGGTTTGGGTGAGGCGGCGACGCGTCGTGTGGCGACGTCGTTGGCGGTGGTGCGCTCCCAGATCGATCAAACCGGTGTGCAGGTGCGCAAGTCGGGGCAGGCGATCGGTGAGGCGTTCCGGTGGATTGACCAAAACGCGTCACTTGGCAAAACATTGGATGTGCTGGACCGGTTGGTGAAGCTGGGTGGGACGCTTGTGCGGGGCGGCATGCAGGTCGCAACCGCGCTTGCCCCCATCGTCTCCTATGGTGCTCAGGCTGCCATGATTCTTGGTGGCGGGGTGCTCAAGGCGGTGGAGGCATTGGCCCCGGCGGCCACCGAGCTCGGGGTGGCAATCGCGAAAACCGGTGTCTCTTTCTCCACACTTCTGGTCCCTACGGCGCAGATCGCGTCCGCCGTACTGGTGCCCTTGGCTAACGCGACCGCGAAGACGGCGGAAGCCATTGCATCCCTGCCGACGCCAGTGCTGGGGATCGTGGTAGCTTTTGCGTCGCTGAAGGCCGGCATCGGGCCACTACCGGGCATAATGAGTGCCCTGACGAAGGCGTTTTCTGTCATTGATACGGCGAAAATTGCTTCCGGCTTTCAAGACCTGTATTTGCGGTCTTTGTATGTCAAAGACGGCATGAAATCTTTGAAACCGGGGCTGGGGGGTGTCAAAAGTGCGCTGGACAGTTTTGGGACCGCTGCTCACGGTGTGGTCCCCAAACTGGGCATGCTGGGTAAAGCTGGTGCCCTGCTGAAGGCTAACTTGCCATTGATCGCGATCTCGGCGGTTGTGGCTGGGCTGAGCAAGATGGCGGAAGCTTCTGCACGCAACCGGCAAGAATTGGCCGACCTGCGTAGCAGTTTTGACGAGTTCGGGCGCGCCACGGATAATACGCGGGCGAAAATTGTTGAGATGATGCGCGCGGATGAGAATTGGGCGGGGTTCGGTAAGAATCTTGAAGACCGTCTCAACGACGTCGGCATCTCGACGAAGACCGCGGTTGACGCGATTATGGATGGTGGGCCGAAGCTTGAAAAGCTTAAGGCTACGCTTAATGAGCTTGCAGACCAGCAAAAGAACATGCGTGGCCAACCAACTCGGCGTGCACGAGAAATCCGTGATCTTGCGGACGCGGTAGGTAAAGTTTCTGGTGAGTATCAAGAGTCGGCGCAAACTGCTAAAAAAGCGGCTGACGCGTCAAATCAGGTTGCTTTAGCAGCAGAGAAAGAAGCGGACGCAATAGCTCGGGTAATTAGTGCTTCTCAAAAGCGTCAAGATCAGCTTCTCGGTGTGACGAATAAGGCTCTTGCGGCCCGTGAAGCGCAGAGGTCGCTTAATGATGCTGTTGAGCAAGCAGCGCGGGTGGTCAACGATGGTGCGGCGTCGTGGGACGCGAAGAATGCTGCTCTTGACCGGGTGGCTGAAGCTACCCAACGTGCCACGGTAGCGGCGCGTGAAAACGGTGCTAGCCAAGAAGAGCTCAACGCGATCATCGACGGCGGAAAGCAGAAATTTTTCGACCTTGCCACACAGGCGGGGATGTCGGCCGATGAGGTTGAAGCCTTGTGGAAGCAAATCGGGTTGGCGCCCGGTATAGTCACCACGAAAATCGATATTGACACCCTGCAGGCGTGGACTAAGCTTGGCAAACTCAAAATAGGTATCGATGAGACGACGGGCCTAGTCACTATTGAAGGTAACCCGGTCCCGGCGAATACGAAGCTGGCGCAGGTCAAGGGCGCGATTGATAACGGGAACGGTACCGTCACAATCAACGGCAACACCTACCCGGCTGATATGTCTTTGGAGACATATCTAGGGAAGGTGGCGAATTCCTACGAGTACGTCACTCTCGACGGGAATAAAGTTAAGGCAGAAGCCGCTTTGGCAGCCACGTTGCAGGCGATCCGTGATGGTAAGGAGTCTGTGACGATTGACGGTAAAGCCTACAAGGCAAAGGAAGTTCTTGCTGAGGTAAAACTGCAGATTAGGAACTCGGTAGAAAGTGTGAAAATTAGTGCACAAATTGCGCCCAGTTTTTATTCTACGTTGCAGTCGGCCATGGCACAGATTGCTAAGAAGCAAGCAAATATTATGCTGGGTGGGACAGGCCCGGCGGCGTTGAAAATGAGCTTGCATGCTGATGGCGGCATCTTGCGGTTTGCTAATGGTGGTAGGTACGAGCGCCATATCGCGCAGATCGCACGCCCAGGCGAATGGCGTGTGTGGGCCGAGCCTGAAACTGGTGGCGAGGCATATATCCCGTTGGCGGTGTCAAAGCGGCAACGATCAACTGAGATTCTTGCCGAGGTGGCATCACGATTCGGGTACCGGCTTAGCCGTTTTGCTGATGGTGGCCTACCCACCAGCGGCACCACAACGCCCGGTGTGGGCCCAACCATTGTCAACATCCACGTCGACATGGCCCAGTTGGCGTCGGTGCGCACTGTGGAAGACCTGTTGGCCAATATTGGGCGCTGGTCAGCCCAAGCCTAAATTGAGGGGGATTTAGATGGCGATTCAATGGGGTCCAACAGTTTCAGGCTCCAACGGGGTCAAGTCTGCGCTCGGTATCCAGTTTTGGGGTACTGAGCACGGTAGCCCCGTGCGGGCAGAAATCTGGTTGTGGACTAACGGCTTTGTCGCGGATAACTACAACACGCTGACGGTCTCTGGGTCGCACTCCTATTCGGGCAGCGTCTCGGTGAATATTGGCCGTGGCGGGGATACGATCAAGCTAACCGAGATCGACGTAGAGTATCCGGCCACGTATGGCCAGGCTCGGTCGGGGAGCGTGTCGGCGTCGCTCACTAATTTCGCGGGCGGGGCACCCACAGTGTCGGCCTCATGGACGGTGGAGGCTAAGCCGTATAGTGCGCCTAGGCCTGTGATGGATTTGACTGCAGTACGGCAGACTAATGACACCATCCGGGTGTCCTGGGTGGGGGATTATGATTCCTGGCAGGGCGCCCAGCCGGTGTGGACCTATTGGGTCGGCCGGCAAACCGATGGTGTCGGAGAGTGGGTCAATGTCGCTACCTTGTCGTGGGATACGACGTCGTGGACGGATACCTCTACTGAGCCGGGGCATTCGTATGCCTATCAGGTGTATGCGGGCAACACGACAGGCCGTGACTCGGGTGCGGAGCAATGGTCTGCGGTGGAGACGTCTAACGTGGTCTACACTGCCCCACTTGCCCCGGGTAACGCGACGGCTGTCAAGCGGGGCGCGGACGTTATCGTTTCGTGGGTCAACCGACAGGCGTATGGTAGCCCCCAGTTTGAGGTTGGTGAAGGGGAGCAAACTTTAACGCCCCGGCCGATCTTTGGCCGTTCATTCACGGTGTCGGCACCGTCTGCGCAGACGACGCACACGTATTGGGTGCGGGCTGTACTTGATGGTGTCGTGTCGGAGAAAACCTACACAAACCGGGTGCAGTTGGCGGCGGCTCCGTACGCGCCGACCATGTTGACGTCGGGGTGGGCAGAACAGGCTAAACCTGTGATGGTGACGTGGGAGCACAATCCGGCTGATGGGTCGGCGCAGTCCTCCTATCAGGTGCGTCACCGCGTCTACGGCTCATCCTCGTGGACGGAGCTCGACCGGCAGTACTCGTCGACGTCGAGTGCACAACTGGACTCGTCTTTGGCTACTGGGGCGATCGAGTGGAGCGTGCGCACCTGGGGTCAAGACTCAAGCAAAGCAGGGGCATGGTCTAGCCCGGCCCTGATACAGTTCGAGAAAGCCCCCACGGTCACAATTACAGCACCATCTGGGACGGTCACAACCGACACGGCTACCGTTGAGGCAACCATTAGTGGCGTGGCGGGGGCGTTCTCGTGGGAGGTCACCTGGTCTGCGCCGGGAGCGCCGGAGCGTAAGAAAACCGGGTACGGCACAGGGTCCGTGTTCACAACGCTGATCGATGGGCTACAAAACGGCAAAACCTACACTGTCGCGGTGCGGGCACGGGCCCACATTTGGGGCCCGAAAGTCACGCGGCAAGTCAAGGTCGTCTATGCGTCCCCACCGGCGGCTCCCCTTAAGGCCCTGCCTGATTTGGGGCGCGGATCGGTGGCATTGACCCCCAGTGTTGGGGCACCCGGCTATGGTGAACCGGCCGTGGAGCGTATCGATATTCAGAGGCTCGACGGCGATACGTGGGTGACGATCGCGGCCGATGTGGCCGCCGGTTCGGCCATTGTTGACCCTGTTCCCCCATTGGGTGTCCGTGTGGAGTATCGGGCAGTGACGTTCGCCGCGACCGGGACTTCCACCCACGGCGCCCCGGTGGTGGCTGACCTTGAGCGGACGACAGGTTTTCACCTGAATTGGGGCCGCAACTGGGGAAACCACCTAGTGTTGAAGTACAACCCGGTCATGTCTGAAGCCCCCACACTGGTGTATCAGGCGATGCACCATTTTGCTGGCCGCACTCGGCCGGTCGCGATCGTTGGCACAGAGCGGAGCATGGTCCGGTCTTTCTCGGCCGCGATCATGCCAGAAGACACCATTATGGTGGACACGGTACGCGAGCTAGCGTATGTCGGGGCGCTGGTGCAGGTCCGGTCCGCATACCAGCAGCTCACCACGACCGGGGTTATCTCCGGTGTGAAGATCGATATTCCGACCGGTGGTGCTATCCGGGTGTCGTTCACGCATGAGGAGGCCGACTGATGATCGTTGAGGGCTACAAGGTTCGTGTGCTGTCCCTTGATGGTGTGGATCTTGGGTGGCTTGACGGGGTGCGACCGGGTGGGCGCCTGACGGGGAATGTGGATGCTACGGTGCGCTGGTCTGGGTCGATCACGGTTACCCAGACGGTGGCGGCGTCGGTGGAGTGGACGCGGGTGAGGCTCCAGCCGGTCCATATCGACGGCGAAGGGGCTGAGGTCTCTTTGGGGGTGTTTATTCCGCTTGTGGGCAAGGGGACGGACAGGCCGGAGGCTACTACTGTCACGGTCGATTTGTATGATCGCACGTTGTTGGTGTCTGAGAATGCGCTTGGTGAGACTTTCACGGTGGCGGCGGGTACGAATCCGGTCAAGGCTGCCAGTAGTCTCCTTGCCGGGTTCAAGGAGGCACCTGTTGGGGTGGTTGAGACCGGGGTGAGCCTACCGTCGGCGCTGGTGTGGAAACCTGAAGAAACGACGCTACGTGCGGTCAACGATTTGCTTACCGCTGCGGGCTATTTTGCTCTTTTCGTGGACCGCGACGGCGTGTTCCAGCTTTTGCCATATCGGGATCCGGCTGGGCGGCCGGTGGTGCACCGTTTTGATCCGGGTCCGGACGCGGTTCACACGGCGCGTCTGGAGTGGGTGCGGGATGCTAACCGGCCTAACCGTGTGGTTGCCGTGTCGCAGGAATCTGGTGAGGTTAAGGCGATGACGTCGGTGGTGACGAACACGGATCCTGCTTCCCCGTTTTCTTATCCGAGTGTGGGTAGGTGGGTGACGAAAACGTATACGGGGGTGGAGGCTGCTACTCAGGATGTTTTGGATGCGTATGCGAAGCGGATGCTGGCCCAGTACCGGGCAGAGCGGGAAACCCGGACGCGGGAGTGCGCGTTTTTGCCGTTGAACCTTAATGATGTTGTTGAGGCTGGTGGTGTGCGTGAGGTCGTGGAGGGGATTGATATCACGATGACGCCTGGCCAGCTGATGAAGGTGGAAACGAGGAAAGTGGCATGAGTTTTCAAAACCCTCTTGCACAGCTGATTAACGCACCGCAGGAGTCGGATGCGTGGCGGTGGGGCAACGTTGTGGGTGTTGGTCCGGTTCGTGTTCGGCTTGATGGTGATTCTGAGCCTCTTGGGGTCACGCCTGACGTGCTGTGCGGTGTGCAGGTTGGGGATCGTGTGCGGGTGCAGATTTCGAATCGGCGTATGGTCATTGTGGGAAAGCTTGGTGGTGCTCCGACTGGCGGTGGAGGTGAACCGGGGCCGCAAGGTCCACCAGGCCCGCAAGGCCCACCGGGGCCACAGGGACTAACCGGGCCGCAGGGTCCGCGTGGCTATACGGGTGATACAGGCCCGCAAGGTCCACCGGGTCCACCGGGGCCGCCGGGTGAAGGCGGTGGTGGGGCGGTTCTGCCTGCTGGGGTTATCCAGATGTGGGCAGGGCAGGCCTCATCTGTGCCGTCTGGGTGGCTGTTGTGTGATGGGCGCGTCCTGAACAAGTCTCAGTATCCGGCTCTTTACGCCGCGCTCGGCACCAGCTATGGCGGGTCGGCCTATCAGGGCACATTCGCTTTGCCGAATTTTGCTGGCCGTTTCCCGGCGGGTCAGACCGGGGCGAGAGCTGGGATGTCCGGTGTTGGAAAGACTGGTGGCGAGTATGAGCACCGGCTCACGTTGGCAGAGATTCCTAACGCTACCGGTTCATTTGTTTTTCATGGGCAGGAACAGGGCGGCCCAGCATGGCAGCCCTCAGGCGTCTTTGGTGGCTCTGAGATGGATCACTACCAGTACAAGGCTCTATCAGAGTCCTATACGGGGGCGTCGTCTATAAAGTCCGTGAACTTCAGTCTTGGTGGTGGCGGGCAGGCACATAACAACATGCCCCCATATTTGACCACCAATTTCATTATCAAAATCTAAAGAGAGGGGAAGACTGGTGGCGTCACTGATCAACATTTTCAACTGTGCGACGGACCAGAATATTCGCAACCGGGTTAAGTGTGCGGCCGCGCTTGCTCATGCTGATTCAAATCTGGATGCGTGGGTAGAGCGAAACATTTGGGCGATTGCAGCTAATGGTGCGATTTCGGCGGCGTGGGAGTCTTCGGTGGCATCCCGCCCTGTTTATCAAGAGCGCGGTGCGGATCCAGCCGTCGTCACCGACCATGACATCAGTTTCTGTGTGGAGGTGCAGATCAAGGAAGAGAAGGCGGCGCATGGTGATTCCTGATGGCGCCTTGGATGCGGCTTTTGCGACAGTGATAGTTGCCGTGATCGGGCTTGTCGGGCTGGTAGTAGGCCACTGGGTGCAATACAAGCTTGGCAAGCAAAAGGCGCAAATGGATGGCCTAACGGTCATGGTCAACGAACTGCAAGAGGAACGGGAGAAAGCAACCGCCCGTGAGGAACGGGCCATCGAGCGCATGGACCGGCTCGATCGCAAGCTCAGTGAGCTGCGCCAGGAGCTTGGCCAAGCTCGTGATGAGACGGAGCGAGCCCGCGAAGAGGCAGCTAAGGCGAGGCGTGAGAATGCTGGCCTTGAGGAGTATGTGGGGCGGCTGGTGGATCATATTAACCGGCGGCTCCCGCCGCCTCCGCCTGAGCGGCGTCGCATGATCGAAACAAACTAACCCGCCTGCATGGCGGGTTTTCTTATATCTAGATTGGATGGTGACGACGATGGCCTTATGTCCTTTTGCAAATCTTGAGCACCTGATCACGATTGACGCCGCCGGGCGGTCTCACACCCCGGTGCGCCTGACGCTCCATACGGCGTGGCCTGGGCCGCGCAAAGGCCCGCTATATCCGCGCGGGCGCCCCGCACCGAACGGTACCTACGCAACGTTCTATATTGATCTCGAAGGTACCCTTTTCCAGCACCGTGACACGAGCCTTGCGGCACGCGCTGACGGGCAGGGGAATTTTGGGTCGATCAGTGTGGAGACAGCCGACAACCGGGATAACGGCCCGCTGAACGACGCCCAGTTGCGCACGTTCGCGCGGTTGTGGTTGTGGGTACTCGAAACCCATCCCACTGTGCCGAACCAGTTGGCTCGCCCCGGAGACCTGCGGGGCATGGCGTGGCATCGGCTGGGCGTGGCAGGCAACTTTGGGCCCTATGACCCGAGCAACCCCCTTACGTGGAGCCAGGCACAAACCGGGGCAGTTTGGAGCACAGCGCGTGGTAAGACCTGCCCCACTGATGCGAAAATTAGGCAGGCTGTGGCGGTGCAAGCCAATCCGCGCGCATATGTTACTGGCGCCACTGGTGCTAGGCCGACCATTGCTCAGCCGATTTCTGCACCCACATATTCTTCTAAGCCGCGGGCTATACCGGCCGGGAACTACACTGCTGTGCCGACACCTGAGCGGGCGTACACGCGCACAGCAAGACCAGGTCGCACACAGTACTACCCTGCCGATTATCTGATTAATGACGGCGTGTGGGGGTCGGGGTTGACGACCTCGATTCAGCGGTGGCTGCGCCTCATCGGCTACTACCCCGAAACCGAGTGGGTGATCGATGGAGATTTTGGTCCTGCTACTGCGCGGGCACTCCAGCAGTGGCTACGCAACCACGGCTACTACGGGCAGGGCTTTCTATTGGATGGAGATTTCGGGACGTGTTCCATGATCGGCCTACAGTCCGCAATGCGGGCTGATGGGTTGTACCCGGCCGGGGAATATGTCCTCGATGGGGTGTGCGGGAACGTCACACTCGAACATTTACAACGCTGGATGGCAGGAGATTACTAATGACACGATCAATCCATGATGCTGAACCCACCAGTAACGGTGGGTCTTTTCTTACCCGGGCATCCTTCTGGAGTGGGGTGGCTGAGCGGTCGGTGAAGACCTTCGCTCAGGCCCTACTCTCAATGCTCACCACCGGTAGTGTGGTGTGGGGGTTTGATTGGGTTCAGGCGCTGGGCATTGCTGCGACTGCTGTTGTGGTTTCGGTGCTGACGTCGATCGCGGATCCCACGCGAACCGATACGGCGGATCCGGGATCAGTTTAGGCCTGGCTTGTGCTGATAGGGCTTGTCTAAGATGAATGGCTCCCACAGCTCCTAGGGTTGGAGTTGTGGGAGCCACCTTTTTGTTTTTCTGGTTCCCCCATTTGTCTGAGTGTTACATTCTCTCGGTGAGTTCCCGGTCTCGCATTTGATTCGAATGTTGGTAAATCATGACCGTATCGGCCTTAGTGTGGCCTGCACGACACATTAGGTCTGCTATGGTTGCCCCTTGCTGGCCGTACAGGGTCAGCCCCGTGTGGCGCAGGTCGTGGCATCCGATCTGTGTGGGCAGCTTAGCGGCAGAAGCGGCCTCGCGGATGACGTGGTTCCACATACGGTTCGATGTGAGTCCTGATCGGGTGCGCTCGTCATGGAACAGCAGTCCGGTTTTCTCGTGGGCGAAGAGCCGCAAATGTCGCAGTACGATGGCTGAATGTCGTGTGGGGAGTGCGACTGTGCGGTAGCCGGCGGCTGATTTTGGTGGGCCGAGTACGAGCCCACCGTCTGGGCCTCGTTTTGTGGCTCGCTGGACGGTCACTGTTAGTGAGTCTGGGTCAATGTCGGGGATCATAAGTCCAGAGGTCTCGCCGTAGCGGAGGGCGCCGTAGCTCATGACGAGGATGCCGAGTTGATATTTTCCTGGCGTTGCTGCGATGAGGTCTTCGAGTTGATCGGTCTCGAGCGCTATTTTTGGTCGTTGGGGGCGGTGGGTGGTGAAGCCACCTTCGACTTGGGCGGTGTTGGTGTCGATGAGGCGGGCTTTTTTAGCGGCGGTCAGTGCGGCTGAGAAGCATAGAAGGGTGTTGCGTGCTGAGGCGGGTGAGGTTTTGGCTTTTGCTGTTTCGTAGATGAGTTGTGCGTGGTCTTGTGTGAGGTCGATCAGGCGGGTGTTGCCGACGAGTGGGTTAATGTGTACGTGTAGTTGGGAGCGGCGTGCTCTGATAGTGTTTGGGCTTCTCCCTTGGTCTTCTTGTGCCTCAATCCACTTGTTGGCCCATTCTTTGAAGGTCAGGTTGGCGGGAAATGCTTTGTTGCGTGGCGGTGTCCATTCGTTGCGGACGATGCGAGCATGAATTTCGGCTAGGAGTTGGCGGGCTTCGGTTTTGGTGCGGACGGTTGGCGTGTAGTAGTCGTTTTGGTTGACGCGGTATCGGCCGCGCCAGTTACCCGACCGGGTTTTGATGACCGAGCCGAATAGAGAGCGTGCCATGGCGGGTCCTTTCGTCAGTGTCGATTTTAGGTGGGGGCTCCGACACTCTTTTGGGGTACCCCTTCGTGTGTGTGGGAAGGTACCCCTAGGGTACCCCTTAGGGAGCGTAAGCGCCCCCAAATCTGCCTACTAGGCCGGAAACGAAAAACGTTACTTTTCCGCACCAGAGCAAGGAAAACCCCGCCAGATCAACGATCCAGCGGGGCGCTAGTGGAGATGGGGAGAATTGAACTCCCGTCCGACGATGCAAAACCCAAGACTTCTCCGGGTGCAGTCTGCTTTGCGTTGTTTTCAGCTCCAGCACTCACGCAGACAAGTTGCTGACGAACATAGTTACCTAGAGTCGATCGCCACCCGGTAACTCAGTGCCGATCCAGTGGCTTTCAAAAACGACGCCAGAACTCTCACGTGAAAGCACCGTGAGGCTGACGGACTTCTTTAAATGCGCTCGCGCTTAGGCAGCGAGGGCGAAGTCAGACTTCTGCTTGTTGGCAGTTATTGTTTGCAGAGAGTCGTTTAAGAGATGACTCTGCATCCTCTACCCGCTTCCCTTCGGCAGTCATCGCCGTCGAAACCGATCATCCCCATATTGAGTTGTCAATCAACACAGCCCGAAAGCTGTAACTCATTTTACAACGACGACGCCGCTCACGTCTATTGCCACCATCACACCGCCAGGCGCGAGCTCGGGTCTTTCCCCACTCCTCGCTTTCCAGCGGCTAACGACGCACGAGCGCTATTAGTTCTTCCAGCTGGCGCGGATGGGTCAGGCGCAACACGGGAACACCAGTGAGTGATGCTTCCAGCTCGCGCATCCTATCGCGTTTGGATGCGAAGGAGTGAAAGTGCCATCGAAGGATCGAGTCCCGGCTGAAAACCTGTTTCCAGTTTTCGCGGTTACCGTTGCAGACCTCATCCCCGTCGACCACACGCCGCCACGTGCGCCGCACTAGCCGGCTAAGTGACAGCCACCGTGGGTAGTCAAGTGCGATCATGAGCTGTGCACGTCCATAGACGACATCGCGAAACTGGCTATAGGCCGAGTCGAATACCCATTCCTCTTCCGCCGCTAAGTCGGCGGCAATGGCACGCATGGCCTCGTCATCCCTGTTGGTCCATGGCGCTACGTCCGCTGGAAGCCATCCGACGGCGTCGTCAACCAGCACGACCGGCAACCCACGCGCCCGCCCAAATCGGGTTGCCGCCGTAGATTTGCCGGAACCCGTAACGCCGTAGAAGAGGATGCGACGCGCGCGTGCGACGTCGTCGAAGATAGCTCGCGGCAT